ACTATGATTTCCTACATTCTTCACTATGTGTTGTTCAATGACAACATGAATGTTGCCATTCTCGCAAACAAGTTGGCGACCGCCAGAGAACTTCTAGGTCGTCTTCAGTTGGCATACGAGAATCTACCAAAATGGTTGCAACAGGGTGTAGTTGAATGGAATAAAGGTTCTATTGAGTTAGAGAACGGTTCTCGAATCCTTGCATCTGCGACATCATCATCTGCGATTCGTGGTGGTTCATTCAACATGATCTTCCTAGACGAATTTGCATACGTTCCACATGAAGTGGCAGATGAGTTCTTCTCTTCCGTATACCCAACGATCTCATCTGGTAAAGATACAAAGATTCTAATCGTTTCTACTCCACGCGGTATGAATTTATTCTATAAGTTCTGGGTTGGTGCAAACAAGAAAGAAGGAGAACCAGGCAAAAATTTGTTTGTTCCAATCGAAGTTCATTGGTCTGAAGTTCCAGGCAGAGACGAGAATTGGAAAAGACAGACTATTGCTAACTCTTCAGAAGAACAGTTTCGTACAGAGTTCGAATGTGAATTCCTTGGTTCGGTAAACACTCTAATTCATCATAAGAAACTGAAAACAATGACATTCGAAACTCCTCTGAAGAAAACGGACGAGGGATTGTGTATCTATGAAGTTCCAAAGAAGGATCGATCATACTTCATCACAGTTGACACATCGAGAGGTCTTGGTCAGGATTATCACGCATTCGTTGTGATTGATGCAACAGAGTCGCCGTACAATGTTGTAGCAACTTTTCGAAACAATACAATGCCTCCACTTCTTTTTCCAGATGTTATCTATCGAATCGCAAAAGAATACAATGAAGCACAAGTTTTGGTAGAACTGAATGACATCGGACAGCAGGTCGCAGATGTTCTGCGGCAGGATCTCGAATATGAAAACATGCTTTCAACTTCTATGAAAGGTAGAGCTGGGCAGGTACTCGGTGAAGGGTTCGGTCAACAGGTTTCGTATGGTGTAAAGACAACTGCACCTCTGAAAAAGATTGGTTGTGCTACTTTGAAGAGTTTCATAGAAACCGACAAATTGATTACAAAAGACTACAATATCCTGGAAGAATTAATCAATTTCATATCAGTTCGAAATACATATGAAGCAGATCCAGGCCACAATGATGACTTGGTTATGTGTCTTGTTCTATTCGCTTGGATGACAACTCAGAAATATTTTCAAGAATCTTTTGATCGTGACCTCCGTAAACAATTATATGAAGATGAGATGAAAAAGATCGAAGAAGAAATCATGCCCTTTGGTTTTATAAATGATGGATTAGACGATGAATATCATGTGGATGAAGACGGAACTGTGTGGCAGTGAAAAACCATAATTTATAAATATCAAGACATATATTGAGTTATTCAATAAGGAGAGCATAATGGCCTTTCAAGTAAGTCCCGGCGTTCAAGTAAAAGAACTCGACCTCACCACAATCGTCCCAACAATTGCTACCACACCTGCTGGATTTGTTGGTCTTTTTGAGTGGGGCCCAGCAAACGAAGTAGTTACCATTTCTTCTGAAAACGAACTTCGAGAAGTTTTTGGACTTCCAAATGATAACAATGCTACATTCTGGTTTACCGCTTCAAGTTTCCTTCGTTATGGAAGCAATCTTCAAGTGGTTCGCGGAGAGACAACAGGTTCAAAAAATGCTGGTGCAAGTGCAGGCGTCACTGGAGCATTCCCAATTCCGTTTGATCTTACTTCACAGGTTACGGGCGGCGGTCCTTGGGCCAGTAAGGAATTTAATACTTACGGCGGATTTATGGCCAGATACCCAGGCAAGATCGGAAATGCACTCGGTATTGCGATCTGGGATTCCGCTGCATCTGGAACTAACGGTGCCGATCAAGGTGATTTTGCTGGTTGGGGACCAGAAGGTAGTACAGGGTTATGGGCGGGATATATCGCTGGTGGAACTCCAGACGCATCACAATACGCAAGAAATGCCGTAGGTGAAGGTCATACAATGAATGACGAGATGCACATCATCGTCTATGATAGCTCTGGTCAAATCACGGGAACAAGATTCACACCACTCGAAGTGTATGAGGGTGTCTCAAAGGCAGTTGATGCCAGACTTCCAGATGGTTCTACCAACTTCTATAGAGCAGTAATCAACAACAAGTCAAATTGGATTATTGCAGGAAGAGCAATTCAAGAAGCAGATGCGACCGGATTTGAAGAAACTATTTCCGAAGTATTCTATGGGGGTGACGGTGGATCAGGTGGATCGTTCGGAGCATTCTTTAATCCAAGTACCAACGACAAAGCTGAATTTAGAAACGGAAAATCTTTCACAGGCGGTTCTGCTGAAGGTGATGTTGGTTCAAGTGCCACTGGTGCTGCTATATTTGAACAATACAGTGAACGATTCGGGCCAGCTTCATCTGTCGATGTTTCATTCTTGATTTCTGGTCCTGCCGATTCTAAGTTAGCAAATGAATTAGTTAGCATCGCAGAGTCGAGAAAAGATTGCATTGTTACATTGTCACCAGAAATAGATGATGTTAACATAACAACAGGTCAAGCTGATGCTATTATTTCACACAGAAACAGCATAAATCCAAAGAGTTCTTACGCAGTCATGGACAGTGGATGGAAAGTTGTTTATGATCCATATAGAGACACATACAGAACTGTTCCACTGAACGGCGATATTGCTGGTATCATGGTTCGTTCTGATGAAGATTTTGAACCTTGGTTCTCGCCTGCTGGTTTCAACAGAGGAAATCTGAAAAACATTGTCAAACTTCTATACAGCCCAGGCAAGGCTGATAGAGACAAGTTATATTCGAAGGGAATCAACCCAGTTGTAAACTTTGAAAACGAAGGTATTGTCCTCTTCGGAGATAAGACAATGTTGGCAAAACCATCTGCCTTCGACCGCATCAATGTTCGTCGTCTGTTTACAATCGTTCAGAAGTCTATTGCTACTGCTGCTAGATTCTCACTCTTCGAGTTCAACGATGCGTTCACCAGAGCTGGATTTAGAAATCTGATTGAACCATTCCTTAGAGATGTTCAAGCTAGACGAGGTATTCAAGACTTCAAGGTTGTTTGTGACGAAAGCAACAACACTCCAACTGTTATCGACAGAAATGAGTTTGTTGCTGACATTTACATCAAGCCTTCAAGATCAATCAACTTCATCACACTCAGCTTTATTGCTACTCCATCTGGAGTAAACTTCGAAGAAATTGGTGCTTGATTCAGTAGTTTGTTATAAATAAATTAGAAACGGGAGTAACAAATGGCCTCATTAAAGGTAGATAGAATCAAACAAGCTCTAGGAACTGGTGTAAGAAGTAATCTTTTCCGAATTGTTATCAATAAACCACCTGCGATCGCTATTCCAGATCAAGATAAGTTATCTCTTCTGGTCCGCGCTGCTCAGATTCCAGGCACTTCTTTAACACCAATCGAAGTTCCTTTCCGTGGAGCAAGATTAAAGATTCCAGGCGATCGTACTTTTGATCCTTGGACTGTTACAATCTATAACGATCAAAACATGCAGTATAGAACACTATTCGAAACATGGTCAAATGGTCTTAAGGGATTTGTTTCAAATGTTTCAAGTGCAGATCCAAGTCAATATTACTGCGGTATTGATGTCTATCAATTAGATAACCAAGGAAATGAGATCGGAACAGCTTGGCAATTGGTCGATGCTTGGCCTGGAGATATTACAGCGATTGATCTTTCGAGTGATAATGAAAATACTGTTTCAGATTTTTCAATTACATTCCAATATCAATACTGGATTCATAATGTCGGAACACTTGGAACTGATGGCAACAACGCAGGCACCAACGAAGCCTGATATATTTTAAAATGAAGGAAGTGATATGCCTGAATTGTTTGGATTCTCTTTCGGGAGAAGTAACAAGAAAGTCTTAGACGACACCGTTAAGAAAGTTGACGGAACGCTAGTAAACCCATCGTTCGTGCCACCAGACATGGACGATGGGTCTGCTATTGTCGGAGGTGGAGGATACTTTGGTCAGTATCTAGACATGGATGGAGCGATTCGATCAGATAATGATCTGATTATGAAGTATCGATCCATGGCTATGCACTCCGAAATTGAAATGGCAGTTGAAGATATTCTCAACGAATCTATTGTCTATGAGGTAGATTACCCAGCGGTCAAATTGCGTCTGGAACAGTTAAAGGTTTCGGATGGAATCAAGAAAAAGATTGAAGAAGAATTTACTACGGTTCTGAAACTTCTCAACTTCTCCAACAAGGGTTATGATATTTTCAGAAGATGGTATATCGAAGGTAGACTTTATTATCATCTGATCGTTGATCCAAAGAATCCTAAAAAGGGAATTCTTGAACTTCGAGCAGTTGATCCGATCAAAATGAAAAAGATCAAACAAGTCTACAAAGAAAAAGACCCACAGACACAAGTTAGTATGGTAACAAAGGTAGAAGATTTCTTCATCTACTTTGACAAAGCATATATTGACAAGTACGGAACCGGTCTTCAGATCATCAACACACAAGGTGTAGAAGGACTGAAGATTTCAACAGATGCCGTCTGTTATGTTCCTTCTGGTCTGTATGATTTCGAGAACAAAAGAGTAATCGGTTATCTTCACAAGGCAATCAAACCACTCAATCAACTTCGTATGATTGAGGATGCCGTTGTAATCTATCGCATCTCTCGAGCCCCAGAACGCCGTATCTTTTATATCGATGTAGGTTCATTACCGAAGACAAAGGCGGAACAGTATCTTCGAGAGATCATGAACAAGTATCGAAACAAACTCGTTTATGATGCGACCACAGGAGAAATTCGAGACGACAGAAGACACATGAGCATGTTAGAAGACTTCTGGTTGCCTCGTCGTGAAGGTGGTCGTGGTACAGAAATCCAAACGCTTGATGGTGGTCAAAACCTAGGCGAGATGGAAGATGTCGATTACTTCAAGAAGAAACTCTATCGTTCATTGAATGTTCCAATCACTCGTCTCGAACCGGATACAGGATTCAATCTCGGTCGTGCATCTGAAATCACCAGAGACGAACTGAAGTTTGGTAAGTTCATTGATAAACTTCGATCTTCATTTGCTCAACTCTTCATCAGTCTTCTCCGAACGCAACTTCTTCTGAAGGGTGTCATGCGTGAGGAAGAATGGAAAGATATTGAGCAAGACATTCGTTTTGATTTTAATCGTGATTCATATTTCACAGAACTCAAGAACACAGAAATCATGAAAGAAAGACTTGAGTTGATTCGTGAAATGGAAGAACACATTGGTACATACTTCTCGCGTAACTTTGTTAAGAAGAACATTCTCCACATGTCTGAAAGAGAAATTGAGGAAATGGAGAAAGAAATTAACCAAGAAACTAAAGATGGTGATATAGATATGAGTGGTGGAATGGAAGATCAACAACCTCCACCGAGGAGATAATCAATGGCATCAGCAAACTATGATATATCAACCGAACAAGGTACAGACTTTGTTCTGAATATCAATTATTACGATGATCTAGGAAATCCTATAGACATGTCCTCTGGTTACTGGGCAAAAATGGATGTCCGTGGTCAAAAGTTTGAAAATGATATAAATGACACTACACTCAAAATTAGATTTAGTACAGCAAACACATATGGGTTTACTAGTGATATAAGTGTAGGCAACAATAAAAAAGTTGCAGGTCACATTTCTCTCGATGGTGAGTATGTCTACTCGGATGATTTAGAAGGTGCTACATCAAGTAATATAACTGGTCAAATTTCTTTATCATTCACCAAACAAGTTTCTCGACAACTTCCTTCTGGATCCTATTTGTACGATATGATCTTGTTCAAGGACAGGGGTATATCAACTGGATCAACAGCCGATGCGATAGCAGAAAGATTAATGGCTGGCAAATTCATAATTACTCCATCAATCTCAAACCCAGACTTCGACGCATAAAATGCCATTACTCGTTGAACCAAGACTCAGATTTCATGTAGGTAAATTCGGTGGTTCCTTTGTGGACATTCACCGAACTTATGAACCACAATCAGAAAGTTCTGATAATACTCCGTATCTCCGAGAAAACAATTCGGCGTTTGGACAAAGTTTAGTTTTTGGTGTTGAAGGACAATATCCATGTCTTCCTTCATTTAGACAGAAACCACAAAACAGACCTTATTATTCTATAGAAAATGGAACAGATATACCAACGCAAGATTGTAATGGTATAGATGGTTTCAGAAAAATGGTGACTCGGTATCTCAAACCAATTAATGAAGAAGATGATCCATTCTTGAATACGAATCCAGATTCTAACGGCGATATAATGAATAGTGATTATGCAGGGAATAGATACACATCCACTGGTAATATTTCACCGAATAGTTGGTCTGTTGTGAGTGGTATTGAATTCTCATTGTCTCCGGACATTCATGAAAACTTCAACCCAAGCCATAGAGATGAAATGAAGGTTTATTGGGCTTTTTCCGTTAGTGGTATCAACAAACCAAGTATTGTCACAGACAACAGAAATCAACAATATTTGAATGTAGCAAATTTAAAAAAGAAAAGTACATTCTATTGGGCTGGAAACAGAATATATCTTGAGATCGAACATGGTTTTAACAGTATGGAATATTCTTATATTATTACCAATCTTGATGGTTGGATCGAAACCAAAAAGAAAAATTCTTTGATCATATCAAGATTCATTTCAGGAAACGATGACGGTATTTTTAGAAATGCAGGTGGTTTTTATTCTCTTGGTCCAAAGAGTTCTCCGATGTTGCCAAGAGGAAGATGCCAGGTTATGTTCTTGAAGGAAACTTGATATGGCTGGAAGTAATCAAAAAGTACTTGGATATTTAAAAATCATAGACAAAACCAGCCCTGTTTTTAATGTTGGTCGTGATTATGGTAGGCTTATAAAAAGAAGAGACGAAATAACATTAGAAATAACAAAAAGAGACTCTAAGTTCGTTTATTACTATGATGATCCGACTGCAAAGTTCTTCACAGATCCACCATGCAAAACAACATGTGAAAGAAAAATAGAAGTCATTTGTGGTCAAGATGTATGTGATACAAGTGGATTTGGAAGACCCATAGTAATCGGTGGTTCTTCAACTCGAAATGTAGGCGGAGGAGCCGGAGGAGGTGGAGCCGGAGGAGGTGGTGGAGGAGGTATTGGTGGAGGTGTACCCTGTATATCTCCTCCATGTTATAGTGTTGAATGTCCGAACCCACCATGTGGTGAAGAGGAAGAAGAACCATTAACATGCGAAAATTCTGTTGGTTCTGGATCATGTTGTTTTAATACGGATGTTCAGAATTGTTGTTATGTAACTTGTTATAAGAAGATACATTCTCCATCAGA